TACAAGTTGGCTGGTTACAACTACAGCAAATTGCTCACAGGACGAACCATACTATTCACCAGAAATTTACGGATACATCAGCAGCACAGGATCAAAGACGCTCGATCTCTATATTACAAACGATACCGCTGATTTTTATGATAACGAAGTATGGCTAGAAATCGATTATCTAGGCGCAGCAAGCAGTGGCCAATGGAGTAACAAATCTGATTATATGGCTGACAGGCTGGCAACGGCAGCGCTTCAAGCTGACGACACCGGCAGCACTTGGAACGGATCAGGGCCGAGTTATACATATAAACAAAAATTATCAGTTACGGCAACAGTTAACACAGCAGGCATGTTTCGCGCCCGTGTGTGTGTTGGCGTTGCATCAATAGCATCTACTCGCAAGTTTTACATCGATCCACTGGTCACAGTATCTTAATAGGATAAATTGTGGCGATAGCAGAATTAACGGCACAGAGAAACAGCACCGGCGGTGCTGCTAGTACGTCCGTTACGTTCACATATCCATCTACTCCAACGCAAGGCAACCTTCTCGTTGCGGTGTTTTCTTGGCGCGGTGACACAACAGTTACCGGCACGCCTTCGGGATGGTCGTTAGCAACCAACAGCGGCAACGCATCCGGCCTTGACGGTGCGATCTATTACAAAATTGCTGGCGCATCAGAGCCAACAGTTCACACATGGACATTGGGCGCATCAAATAAGTTTGCAGGCTGCGCCTCCGAATGGTCTGGTATCGTTTCAGTATCGCCGTTAGATAAAACAAACTCGAATACTGGAACCGGTACGGCTGGCACTTGCGGCTTAACCGGCACGCTATCGCAAGCCGATGAACTTGTTGTGTCGATGTTTTCTAACATCGACATTTACACATGGGCGTCACATGATAACGGCGCAACAGAGATACGTGAAGCGGCGTCCACTGGTGGTAGTGCAGCTACACGTAATAACACTTCGCTTGCAACAAAAATAGTCTCCGCAACAACTAGCGTTAATTACGGTGCAACACTGTCGACATCGGGCACTTGGTCGAGTGCGGTGGCAACGTTCAAAGCCGACCTTTCGGTCAATGTCGCGCTAACCGGGCAAAGTTGTACTGTTACGCAAGGATCTGTTACTGACGCAACATCAGCAGCCATAACCGGCCAAAGTTGCACCGTTGCCATCGGCAATCTGATCGAAGAAACCACAAGATCACTAACCGGGCAAAGTTGTACTGTTGCACAAGATTCGCTCGGAGCTTCTGCGCCAGCGGCCAACGTAACAGCATTATTTGCGAGCGATGCAATCGTTCAAACGACCGGGATATCCGGCGCGTCATTGGTTGGTGGATCGCTACTACAATCGCCGCCTATTGGTGACACAAATGTTGCCTTAACAGGCCAATCTGTAACAACAGCAATCGGATCAATAGCCGAAACGCTAACCACTGCTCTTACAGGCGCAGCGGTGGCGCTATCGCTCGGATCGGTAACGCCTTATACTGAAACATCGGTACAGTTAACCGGTCAATCTGTATCTGTTGCACAGGATTCACTAAGCAAAACCACAACAGCATCGTTATCAGGCCAAAACGCTACGGTAGCGCAAGGCACGGTAACAGCAACCAGTAATTTCGGTATATCCGGCCAATCTGCAACGATTGAAAATGGTTCGCTTGTTATCAGCCTAAACAGAAGTTTAACAGGCACAGCATTACCGGCAGCATCAGGATCATTAACAGCAAGCAATAGTTTTGCCGTAACCGGACAAGCTGCAATTATTGGACAAGGATCGGCTGGTATCGGTGTTGGTGTATCCGGTCATAGCTTATCTGTCGCACAAGGATCGGTCGCAAACGGCGGCATCGATACCGCGATAACCGGTCAGTCGTTAACGGTTAATCGATCAAACATTGTAGGCGATGCTTCGGTTGGACTATCTGGTCAAAGTATATCGGTAGCAACAGGATCACTTGCTGCAACTGTAAACAAAGCATTAACAGGCCAAGCAATTGTCGCGGCAATTGAATCAGTTGCATCCGGCGTAAGTTTGTCAATCACAGGACAATCAGCGCAAGTATCACAGGATGTTCTAACAACATCACAGGATGTTTCGGCGGCGCTAACCGGTCAAGCATTAGCGGCAAGCAAAGGTGACATTGCTGCAAACGCAACTAGCGCGTTATCAGGTCAATCATTAGCGGCTGTTCAAGGCAGCATATCAGCAACGCAAGACATTAACACGGCGCTGACAGGTCAAAGCGTAAGCGTTAGCAGCGGTTCGCTAGCAACAGAAACAGCTAGCACGCTATCCGGCCATGCGCTGATAATCAATCAAAACACCGTTGTTGGCGATGTTTCTATCGCCACAACAGGCCAAGCAATCCAAGCCGATCTTGGATCAATCAGCGGCACGATTGCGGCATCAATAAGCGGCCAATCAACAACGGCGCAAACTGGCGATGTAACGGCAAGCGCAAGCGTTACATTATCCGGCCAATCTTTAACCGCAAGCCAGGGCAGCATATCGGTCACGCAGGATGTGTTTGCAGCGCTTACAGGCCAATCTGTAAGCATAGATCAAGGATCAGTAGCGGCGGCATTAGATAACGCGATAACCGGCCATTTCTTGCTGGTCAATCACAATACGATTGTTGGTGATTCATCGGTAACGTTAACCGGGCAAGTATTAACGGCACAAGCTGGCAGCATTGCCGCAGAAACAGCCAGAGCGATAACCGGGCAATCGGCATCGGTTGCTATTGAATTGGTTACGGGCGAGATTGCGCCGGTTTTATCTGGACAATCACTATCTGCAAGCCAAGAATCATTATCGGTTACAAGTAATGCGTCGTTAACCGGACAAGATATTGCTGCCAACAATGGCAGCATTGGCACGATGCAAGACGGCAACGTCACGCTAACCGGGCAGGCTGCGCCAATAGCCCAAGGATCGCTTGGTAAAACATCCGATACCAGCATAACCGGGCAAAATTTAACGGTTGCACAAGGCACAGCAACAGCATCGCCAGCATTACCAATTACAGGTCATGATCTATCGATTGCGCACGGCACGATCACGCATGGCGGCGTAGATGTTGCGCTAACCGGGCAATCGTTATCAATCAATCAATCCGGCATTGTTGGTGATGTTACGCTGGCAATATCCGGCGCTGATCCTGTTTCGATCAATACCGGCAGTATAGCAGCCGATCAATCAGTACATCTTACCGGCCAATCGCTCGCTGCATCCGCTGGCGACATGCAGGCCATATCAGCGGTTGGCGTTGCTGGCCAGCAGGTAGCAACCGATCAAGGCGCAGTATTAACGGCGATTGATAGCGCAATCAGCGGTGTATCGCTTGGCGTTACAAGTGGCAGCATAGCAGCAGATCAAGCAGCAGCGATAACAAGCAATAGCGTCGCGGTTGATAGCGGCAGCATGGCGAAACAATGGACGGTATCGGTAGCAGGACAGGGCGTTTACCTGAACAACGAGCAGCCAACGGGCAGCAGATCGCTACCAATAACCGGTCATGAGATAACAGCAGCGCTTGGCAGTGTTGGCGTTTATATCGATTATTCAGCCGATCTGATCGGGCAGGCTGTAACGGCTCAAGCTGGCAGCATAGCAGCAGCAACAACGCAACCAATAACAGGTCACGAAGTTGTTGCAGCACAGCAAACAACAGAACCGGCCTTATCTGCCGAAATCGCAGCCGATCCGCTCAGTTTAGCGGCTGGCACATTAGCAAAAGAATCCGATAGGCAGATAACCGGCGCAGCAGCACAAATCGCGCAAGGCACGATAACAGGCGGCACAAATGATAAGAGCGCAGCGCTTACCGGCCAATCGTTAAATGTCGCGCAAGGATCACTACAGAAACGGTTGATTCTGCGAGATACAACAACGATCACGGCAACATTGCCAGCGCCAACATTAACCGCAGAACTAGCTACGCAGGGTATTACAGCGACATTCTATCAACCAACAATGAGCGCTAAATTATGATATGCAAAGATAAATTATTCATCAATACAGATATTGATATTGTTATTACGCTGTCTGGCATCTTGGCTAACGATATTGTATCCGGTGTTGTAACGCTAACAAGCAACGATAACAGCGTGACATTTTCAGGCGCGGCGGTTGATATTGGGGCAACAAATATAACGCTCAAAATTGCCAATTCAGATATTACTGTCGCCGGTGTTTATGCGGTGAAAATCACGGTAACAGATACAAGCGGCGCGGTGCGTGGATTAACGCCATGTCCGGGTACGATAACGTTTTATGAATAGTTATGAAAAAGGTGTAATTATGCCGACAGAAATTGACCTGCAATTTGTTATTAATGGGTTTTTTGGGGTTATTGCTTTCTTTGCAGGCTGGGTCATTAATTTAACGCTTGCAGCTTTGAAAGAACTGCAAATCGCAGACAAAGAGTTGGCGGAAAAGGTCGCTCATATCGAAATACTGGTAACAGGCGATTATATTAAAAAATTAGAATTTGAGCGGCTATCTGACGCGCTAATTGTCAAGCTGGATAAGATCGAATCCAAATTAGACAAAAAAGCGGATATATCTTCGCTCAAATGCTTAAATCATAAAGGGTGCGACATTACATGAGAATGAGCAAACACGGGCGCGAGTTGCTGATCGAGTGGGAAGGGTACAGCAACGAGGTTTATCAAGATACCGCAGGTAAATTCACAATCGGCGTCGGGCATCTGCTTACACGCGATGAATTGGCATCCGGCAAAATCCTGATCTTGGGTGAACCGGTGAAATATCACGACGGGTTAACTAGCTTACAAATAGATCACTTGCTGACACAAGACCTTGCTGGCGCAGAAGGTGCGGTGAATAGCGGCGTTAATATCGGCCTAAATCAGAACCAGTTCGACGCGCTAGTTTCGTTTGTATTTAATGTGGGGCGGCAGGCATTCTATCAATCCACATTGCGCCGGATATTGAACGAAGCACGTTACACCAAAGTGCCTGAACAGATGCGTCGCTGGAAATGGTCGGGCGGTAAAGTGGATCACGGGTTAATCAATCGGCGTGAAAACGAAATCAAGTTATTCGAGGGCATGATATGAAAAAAACATTATTGATTTTTGCATTACTAACATTGATCGGCTGCAAATCTGAGCAAGCAAAAGAGATGCTGCAAACAGCAAGCCGAGAAGCCAAGATCCTGAACGCGAAATATTGCGCTGAAGAAAACGCGCACTGGCGCGAAGTGTTTATCACGGCAATCAGATCACAAATACCACTTTATCCTGACGGCGGTTATTGTGAGATGAAGGACATTGTTAACGAGCTGATCGAGGTGGTTTGATGAAAGTGTTTTTGGCGTCAGTATTGGTGTCTGCATTGATTGTTTTTGCGTTTACGTCAGGCGTCATTGTGCGCGGTTGGTTTTGATAGGAGGCAACATGAATAAAGTATCAGCAATTTTTTCAATTCCCGATGTTTTGAAGCAGGGGAAGATGGTGGCCAACCCGGCAGCTTGGAAAACTGGGCAGATCACTGCATCGGTATTGTCGGCGCTGCTTGTGACATTGCTTAACTTGGGGCGAGTATTTGGCTATGAATTACCGGTCACGGATGAGCAGGTTAATATTATCAGTGCTGGTGTTGTTACACTTGTCGGCTTGTTCGTCGTACCCGTTACGACCGTCGCAAGCACAGAAAAAATCGGATTTAAAGCTAACGATTAAACCGGTTTTATTGACGCTGGATCGCTCCGAATTGCCTGGGTATGTACCAAATGCACAGGCAATCGGGGTCAAGATAAAAATTGAATTCTAGGCAAACATGAATATATTACTAGGCGAATCTGAGCCAATGCGTAAGCTGCGCGAATCTATCGAAAAACTGGCGCAAAGCAACGTGACGGTGCATATAACCGGCGAATCAGGCACAGGTAAAGAACTTGCTGCTCGGATGATTCACGAAAAAAGCGCACGCCATGACAAGCCATTCGTTGCGGTTAATTGCGGCGCGATACCAGCGGATCTGATGGAAAGCGAGTTTTTCGGACACAAGAAAGGCGCATTTACAGGATCAATCGCTGATCGTGACGGATATTTTCAAGCGGCAAATGGCGGCACATTGTTTTTAGATGAAGTTGCTGATTTGCCGCTGATGATGCAGGTTAAATTGCTTCGAGTGTTGCAAGATAAAATAGTGCGAAGGCTGGGCGAGAATCAAGAAAAGAAAATCGATGTACGCATCATTAGCGCATCAAACAAGAACCTTTTTAAATGCGTAAAAATAAATAATTTTCGAGAGGATCTGTATTACAGATTATGCGTTATCAATTTAATCACGCCATCATTGCGCGAGATACGCGGGGATATATCAATCATCGCAAAGGATATTGTTAAGCGGCGATGCAATGCAAACAACCGTTCTGTTTCTGGTTTTATTGATGAGTCGCTGGACATTCTTAGCCGTTACGATTATCCAGGGAACGTGCGAGAGCTTGAGAACATTTTAGAGCGTGCAATTTTTTTGTGCGATGCAAAAAAAATCGAAGGAAAGCATATCCATTTTTTTTAGCAATTGACGTACGAAGCACGTAGAGACAAAAATGATTACGGATTTTTTACGGAACAAAGCGATCTAATCGTTTATTTATGCGGTCTTTGGAGTCCTCTTCTGGGCACCAACGAGCAAAATTCATTTAATTCCATTCTTCGCTATTCTTCTCTGAAAATCAATATACAAGCCGGTTTTAATGTCATTTAACCGGCTTTGTTTTTTACTTATCTTCTATTCTTTTCCATTCTTTCCGGTAAACTTTACGGAATTTTTACGGATGGTTTTACGGAATGGCATCGTTTAGAAAAAAAGGTAGTGGCTGGGAGGTATCAGTTTGTCGCAAGGGCGTCCGGCGGTCAAGGACATTTGACACAAAATCTGAGGCAAGCTTTTGGGCTGCTGAGATAGAACAAGAAATTCTATCCGGTCACGCCGGAAAAATTCCGGACAAAACATTTGCGGAATTATTACGTCGTTACGGAAATGACGTAAGCGTACATAAGCGTGGCTGTGAGTGGGAGCTGAAGCGAATAAACATGATTTGCCGCGATGAAGTGGCTGCGGTTATGCTGTCGCAGCTTAGGTCAGAAATATTCGCGTCATGGCGCGATAGACGGCTGCGTGTCGTGTCGGTTGGCACAGTGCTTCGAGAATGGAATTTATTGAGCCATGCGATCAATGTGGCCGTGAAAGAGTGGGGATGGCTGAAAGAAAATCCACTTAAGAGTGTGCGGCGTCCGGCGCAACCAAAAGCACGGGATCGGGTGATTAGTGATGATGAGATCGAGCGATTGTTGTTCGCGCTCGGATACGATTATGAACGTTACCCGGCAACATTCTCTGCCAGGGTAGGGGCGGCGCTATTGTTTGCAATTGAAACGGCTATGCGTGCGGGTGAGATTTGCGGATTGACCTGGGGTAATGTTGATATTGATCGACGCACAGCAAGGTTAATTGAAACAAAAAACGGACATAAGCGCGAAGTTCCGTTGTCCGGAGAAGCGATCCGGATTATCAATCAATGTAAAGTCAATCAAGAATCCGTACCACAGAGTAAAGAAAATTTGGTATTCGGTCTACAATCTAGCCAGATCGATTCGCTTTTTCGGAAAGCAAAAAAGATGTCCATGATTGAGGATTTACACTTCCATGACAGCCGAGCGACCGCCATAACCAGGCTTGCTAAAAAAGTTGATATTCTTACTCTTGCGCGAATATCAGGGCATCGTGACCTGAGGATGCTTCAGATTTATTACCGAGAAAGCGCTGAGGATATTGCTAAGCGGATTTAAGTAAATCGTTTCGCGGATAAATCATGACTCGCGGAAAAGCAAACAATGCGGAGCAAATGACCATCCGTTCACAAAACAAATTAATCTCATGATTGTTGTCCAGTTTTTTTAGGTTTTCTTCTGCGCTCAATTTCTTCCTCATGCGAAAAAAACCAATCAATAACTTTTTGCGCGTTCCAGCGCGGATAACTTTTCCCGGTAGCCAATGATGCTTTAATCGGCCTGGGGAAACTCGGAAGCGGTGCATATTTTGCTTGAAACGTTGTCACTTCCACGCGCAGGTAAGCGGCGCATTCGCTAGAATCCCACGGCGTTTGATCAAGCGGTGTTGTTGGTGCCATGTTACGGGCGATTACTTTACCGAGCAATTCAATGTCTATTGTTGTTGTCATAATTTTGTTTAAATTTATAGAATATTTTTGGATGTATAAAAATTACATCATTTGTTTCTAGGCAGCCGGGTATTATTTTGAAACCATATTTTTTTATAAATTTTTTTTGTAATCTTTTGTTTCTGCTTTTTTTGGCCGGGATTAATGTTTCCGCTAAATCAGAAATTATTATTTTCTTGCCACACATATAGAGGAGCGATGATTCAAGCATTTTTCACCTTGAGGCAATGCTGACACATTGTTATTTTTGTTCCTTCTTGAATATGCTTTTCAGCACCACAAATCCAACCAGGTATTATCCACACATACTCAACAAACGTATGACCCCACATAAAGCACAGTAATTTATTAATCATTTTTTACCTTGCTAAATGGCGAATCTTGTTTGGGTATATTCTTCAGTAAATTATCCATGCGTTCTTTCTGTAACTTTTGGGGGCAATCTGCAAGTAAGCAGATTGTTCTTATTGATTGATATGGTATCGGTTCCATAACCCCGCATTTTTTACAGCAGTCATGACTCATTTCGGCGGCTCCGGTTTGTGTATCGGTATGACGTGGGTTATGTAATCTTTGTCGTAAACTATCAATCCAGCACTACTAGAAAAAACATCATATTCATCATAATATGCCATTTCGATATGATTGCCGGTTAGGTCAATAATCCAACACCATCCAACAAATCCAGACTTTAAAAACTCACCCAGAGTCATCCATTTACCTTGCAATTCTTCACACGCCTCCAGACATGAATCAAACGCGCTAACAGCATCATCCTTGCAAGAGGTTTCACGCTGCAATTTTAGTAGCGTTTCTTCGGTTATTCCGCGCATGATTGATCCTTATATAAGATCCTTGCCCTATTTGCCATCCACCAATCATCAAACCCTTGATCTGTGTTTGTGCCTGGCGCGTTATGCCAATGACGATAAAATTCTGTAGCGGCGGTTTTTGCTATGCCGTCTGGCGCAAGTGCTTCGGCTATAGCGTTCCATGCTTGCGCATCGTCGTGGTACTCCGCTGCCTTCTTGGTTTTGGCTTCTGCTTCCGCTGCCAGCCTGATGTCATCATTAATCTTTGCCAAAGTTTTTTGCGCTTGATCCCGACTAGCACGCAACAACGCTATTTTGTTTTTGATGGCTTCGATTTTTTCTTCAGATGGCGCAGCCTCGGTGTCACTATTCATCATAGCCAATTGTTCGCGCGCAGCGGTTGATGTGGTTTCGATACACAGCAGATCATGCTCGGTATTGATCCACACATTGACCAGCTTGCTGACGGTAAAAGCCTTCACATAAAGCTCTTCAATGATCTGCTCTTTCAAATCACGCTTTTGTTTTTTGCCGACTCTGTAGCCTTGGTCTTTTTTGATTTGATCGATCCGCGCTTTCAGTTCCTTATCAATAACCTGAGCAGGTAATAACTTTTCCTGCTTTTCGCACGTTATCAAGTGATTCGAGCCGACAGAAATGAATGGATCGTTATCGCGCAAAACCATCCACGCATAACCCAATTTACCGGGTATCGATAGATTGTTGTTCAATAATTCAAAATTCGGTTTCCAGCCTTTTTCTGATCTAAATATTGTTAAATTTTTCATTGATTCACTGTCCTTTTGTTATGTAGATCATTTCTAGCGCCCGGATACTTTTTGCGTATGCCAAGAGCGCACATTATTCGCGCCACATATTTTGGATTTCCTTTAACAGCAGCGAAGATTTGCGCTTCACTTTTCCCAGCTTTGTGCAATTCAGATATTTTCTCCTTTAGAGATTTCTCTGCATCAAATCCCATTTGTCTTTTTGCTTTCAGCACATAATCACAAAACGTACTGAACGATAGCGCTTCCCCTGCTTTATTGAGCGGCAGCCATTGATTGCCGCTCTCCACCTCCTCTTCTTGGATATGCTCAAAGATGTCGAACCGATCTGTAATGCCAGCGTTAACTGCTTCAATAATTTTTCCGATCAACAACGTTTTTTCTTCATTAGTTATCTTTCTTCTAAGCGCGTGCCTCTCCGATACATCTCGTGTGTGTTCTTTTTTTGTTTTTGATGGTTTTAAATCTGGCATGAGTAGGCATACTTGGCCGCATGACGCTAACCATAACAATTCTTTAATGTTGTGCTGTACTTGCTGTGCCATGTTATTCATCACTCAACACTGAAGTCGTCTTTGTCGTTTGGCGTTGGCTGCTTTTTCTGCTTGTCTACCGAATTAGATTCGACGGAGTTAGAATTTGTGGCCGCAGCGGAATTGCCCGAATTAACTGCTTCCTGATTTTTGGGTTTCTCTGTTTCAACAGGTTTTTCTTGCGAGTCGGTTTGGTTGTCGCCAATTATTTCGCCGGTGGATTCGTCGATAATGAGTGACCCATCGCTTTCAATGACAACCGGCTTCCCTTCGTCATTTGCAGATTCAATTTTTTCTAAGCTTTGCATTTCGATTGACATTGGAAGGTATTTCCAGCCTCGACGAATGATGGTTTTCTTAATCATTTCGTCCCGATCTGTTTCCCACGGAGTTTGTCCGCCAGATTTAACAGCAGAACTGCGCGCTTTAATTTTCATCACTTCAGCCACAGTCATCCACTCAAAATGACTGCCGCCATCCTTAAAGTGGGCAACCATGTAGACAAGCTTTGGCTCTCCGCGCTCGCCATTAAGATTCGGTTTGTGTGTTACTTTTGTTTGTAATCCAAGCTCTAAATCAAAAACATCGTTCTCGTAAACAACCTCAGCATTGATGCTGCTTATTTCACCGGATCGTCTGGATAAAGATATAAGCCCACGATAACCTGGCATCATCTTGATTTCGCCCTTGAATGGCACTAGATAGGCTTGGCCTAAAGCTCCACCAATCTCAAGCCCAAGATGTGACGCCTGGACAACTGCGTTTACAAAACTTCCAGGGTTCTGAATAGCAATCTTTAAAAGATATGAATTGCTTCTAAGCTCATTCAGGGCGATTCTTGCCATTTTTTCCGGGGTAACATTCTTTGCTACCACGGATTTTATTTGCCCAAGTCGATCAGCCAGAAATTTAGATAAATCACCAATATTTTCAGGTTCTTTTGCTGCGGTTCCGGTTGCTGCCGCTTTTAATGCCGCTGTACTCATTTTCTAATTTCTCCTATCGTAAAATTTCCAATTCCATCCGCCAGCTTGCTTAAATTTTCCGTGCAGGGCGCCATGTATTGTTGAGTAATCGATTCCTGTCTCTTTAGATGCTTTTCTGATATTTTCGTAAGTAATTTGGATGTGATTAGTGTCGCTAGACATAACAACTGGCTTGCTTCTGTGATGTTTATATCCGATAATAGGATTTGCGCACACCGTGTTATTAAGCAATCCGGCTTCATACGCATGTCTCGAATTTTGTTTTGCAGTACACCACTGAAGATTGCTAATCGAATTGTTACTTTTGTTTCCGTCCAGATGATTCACATAAGGCAAATTGTTGGGATTAGAAATAAAATGTTGAGCTACCAATCTATGTATATACCGATAGTTCTTTGCTCCAAGTGAAACCTGGGAATATCCTGCTCCAGCATGTTTAGGCTTTAGCACTAATCCGGTTTTTATGTTCCTGACCATTCCAGTATCGCTAACTTCATAATTTGGGAAATTATTGATATTCATCCACATTACACTCATGATTTCCTCATTTCAGAATAAATGGTCTTGCACCTGGTTTGGTTGTTTTGAATCTTTCAACAATCATTTGCATTCCTAATTTATCGATGGCACTTGTCTTTGCGGCGAGCGCATAGAAAGCCTCTTCCCAGTCGATTTTTGTACTCTCTTTATTGTTCTTCCATGAAATAAGCTTTTGACCGTTATGCATTAATAATGCAGCTTCGCCCATACGTTCCTTGATTTGGGTTATCAGCACATCTAGGCGTGTTTCTGCAGCCTTTAGATGTGCCTTCGTACTTGATGCCTGAGCTATCAATTCGATAAGCTCTTCGTCAGCTTCCATGATTGTCCCGGCATCAAAACGGTACAACCTGTTTATGTCATCGGCTGTGGTTGGCTGAGGTGGCTCTCGTAGCTGGATACGCTCCCAAAACTCAATTTCTTTGCTGCGGATAATTTGGATTAATTCATCGTCTCGCTCTATCCAATGGATTCGCAGGTCATCTGTTCCGATCAATGCAGCAACAATCGTTTTATTGCGCCTCGTGACCATTTGCCCGTGCGCGACTTGCGAAACGTACCAAATAGGAATCTCGTCCGTTCCTTCTTCTCCCCAATCCTTTGCAGCAAACGGCGAAACTGTTTTCATTTCTCCATTTACATGCTCACCATCCAGCATCAACTCCAAATCAATCTCAGCAGCCAAGAAACCATGCTCAGGATCAACATAACGCTCATTTCTCGTAATGATCTGTACGTCATGGCCGCGATCTTCAAGTTCATCAACCAGCATTTCAATCACAATCGGTTCCCATCGTTTGCCGCGATTAAATATCCTCTGCTTGGCCGGTGTAATTTCTTCTTGAAATTCGCCTGTTTTTTCTTGATACAAAGCAAACGCAGATTTCCACGGCGAAACGCCAAGAATTGCTGCTGCGTCCGAGCCTCCAATCCAGCTTCTCCTTTCCACGCGTTCGATCATGCTTGCTCTTTCAGAAACTCCGGCGCTTCAATGCCGCGCATGTTTTCTTTGAAGCGCTCCATCAGTAGATTCCTCGCGTCTCGGTTGCTGAGTTGAAGATTAAGATCGCAAGCATCCATGACGTACTCAACAACTTGCTGGCAGTGTTGAAGATTTTTGTATTCAGGCGATTCATAGAACTCCCCGCCGTCAAGTTCCGCATAATCGTTTTCTATGTTTTTTAAAGCTTCAAGCAAAGCGCCGAATGTGTTACAGATCCCTTCGCGCTCCATTAATATTTCAATACGTGCTACATCGCGCAGCCATAAATCACTATTCGTTTTATTCATTTCTCGCCTCCAAATAACGCAATAAGCGGCTCCCACTGTTTTTTCTCTTCCATGTAGCCATTGCGCCAAGCCACAAACATTTCACCGGTCAGGTACGGATTGTCGGCGATGCTTTTGTCGCGCAGATATGCCACAGAGCCTTGCTTCTCTGCTTTCGCTATCTGCATTTTTCTTGCTGCAATAACTGCTTTCAGTTTGGCGCACTGATACGAGCAGCTAACCGGTAACGAGCGCAGGCAAGAAACAAACTCGGTTATAAAAATCAAAGATATTTTTAGCATGATCGATCCTCCGATTTAGCTATTTCGGCCTGATCCGGTGTGCATAACTCTGGATAAACTTCACACCAGCGCATATTCGCCGCGTCAAAATCCACTATCAAGATCGTAAACACCAGCACTACACAACATAGGATTGCAACGGTTTCGTGCTTCATACTTTCCCCTTTATCAGTCAGCCTGGCTTCCACAGGCTCCACCGTGTCGACGGCTTAAGGAGGTAACTTTTACAGCCCATGATTTTTGTGATAACCATGGATCGCTTCGGCGTTTTTTCTTGCGCACACAGCATCAAATAAATTGTTAAATCTTCCCAAACACACCTGCTTGCTTTTTATTCCAATCTTTGCGACCCATATCTTTCTATCTAGCCAAACCCCACAGATGCCGCTTTTATTGGTAATTCGCAGTCTCATGTTCCTGTTGTTCTCTGTGCTAGTTGCCTCTCGTAAATTTGCCCATCGATTATCAGTGCTGTCGTGATTTATATGATCGACGAACTTGTTTGGAAAATTTCCGGTCATGTAAAGAAAAGCCAATCTATGAGCCAAATAATTTTTATGACCAATTCCGATAAATCGATATTTGCTATCAACTCTTGATGACATTCTTGCTATCCATCCAGCTTCACATCCAATACGTGCCTTGCCAGTTTCAATAAGCCAAGTAAAACGACCGATTTCTTTGTCGTAATGCAAAATGCTCTTTAATTCTGCTTGGCTGATCATTTTTAAAACTTACGGTGGCTGTCGATGAGAGAATAATACATAACTGTATTATTGGTGTCAATACATTTGTGTATTAAAAACCGATGATGCTAATGATGTTGGAAATATCAATACAAAAAAACCACTCAATTGCGGTTTATGGGCAACAAAAAACCCGCCGAAGCGGGTTTGGTTATCTGGATGATTTGATTATGATTAGGGTGTTAGTGCATCAAGCATGCGTTGCCGCTCGATCAATTTGCGCGTTAAAGTGCGCGATTTCACGTTTTAGGCGGTTGTTTTTTTGTTGTTTGTTCCAACTGTTCATTTTTCAGTGCCGCGGCATTGAGTGTTGTTATTATCCAGTCTGTGAGTTTTATTCCATTCGATTGCGCGGTTTTTACCCACAAAGATTTATCCGATGTTTTGCAGCGTGCATGGATGTGAGAGGACGCGCGCTCATCATCTGGTTTTGCAGCATTGCTACGTTTGCCGCTGAGGCCGTGCTGTTTATCCATTAGGCGCTCCCTGGCGGGTATGATATACCGCCTCCCAATTGATCCTCTGCCATTGTTTCAGCAATCAAATCATCGGCAACAGGATCATGCTCACCGCCATTTTTTAAATGGTTGGCGTACCATTCGACAATCAATCCCGCCATATTATCCTCGTGAGATTCCCAAAATACATTTGGATCGATGCCGCTTGCATCGCAAATTGCATTGATTATTTCAGTGTCAAATGTAATGCCGCCGCCCGATTTCCTGCTTAATTTAAGGTCACGGAAATTAATGTGCTGCGGGATCGATATTTTTACTTGTTTTTCCACAATAAAAACCCGGCTTTCGCCGGGCTTGACATTTAAAATCCTGACGCGGCTAGGTAAGTGTCTTGAAGATAGTTGCCTATTATTTCCCAGGCCGTATCTTCGCAGTCATCATCCAACTCTTTAGTGATACTGTCGACCGTTTTTTGATCTCTGATTGATTCTTTTGATTCTGCGTATCCACCGGTATTTCCTACCCATTTTACGTAAGGAATTGTAACTATAACTTTATCTTTGTAGATGCGTGCTACGTATTCGCTGTCGTAAATACCTACTTGGACGTCTTTGGTGATTGTATGCATCTGTTTCATTTTAACTCTCCAGTTTAGTTTCCAAGTCCCGCTTGGCCGGTGCAACAATTATCTGCTGCATGGGATTAATTATACCGAGATTATTTAAATTGTCAACACAAATAAAAATATTTTCACCGCAGCACCGAATACCCTCGTCCGCGCATGCAGTT